TGTGTCTCCTTATGTGTGAATGAAATATAATATTTGACTATTATAATCTAGTTATTTAGCTTTCTTAAATCTTTTGGGTAAAATAGTATACACGTAAATAGTGTTATGAATACATTTGTTATGAACCCGAATGCATACGATGTGGTTTTTTTAAGTTATGATGAACCAAATGCAGATGAAAATTACGAACATTTGCTCACCCTAAAACCAAAAGCAAAAAGAATACACGGAGTTAAAGGAAGTGATGCAGCACATAAGGCCGTTGCTGAAATTGTCAAAACTGATAGAGTACTTATAGTTGACGGTGACAATAAAATCAAATCAAACTTTTTTGGTAAAAATGTTTACACAAAACCACACTTTGATTGGACTGATTATGTTTTTAGTTATAGTAGTTACAATCCATTAAATGGAAATTGTTATGGTAATGGCGGCATAAAGTGTTGGCCTGTGCATTTACTAAAAGAAATGCGTACACATGAAATAGGTGACGGTGTTGACTTCCAGCTTGATAAATATCTTGAATTAAACAGGATTGGAAGCGAAACTATTGTAACTACTAGTCCATTACAAGCATTTCGTGCAGGATTTCGTGATGGGATGAAGTTGTTAGATAGTGGTAGTAAAGATTTTGAAAAGATGGATTGGCGTAATCGTGAAAGATTATACAATTGGATGCATATTGGCAGCGATATTAAAAATGGCCTGTGGGCAATATATGGTGCAAGATTAGGTGCATTCATGCTATTACGAGGACATGACATAAAAATACTAAATGATTTTGATAAAATAAACGAGGTATTCGAAACATATAGCGGCATAGCAAATATAAATTTAATGGAAGAATGTAATAAAATTGGTAGAACTTTTAATAGCAAATATGTGCATGACGTTTTACTTGCTGATGAGAGTAAAGAAATGAAATTAAACTATGAGCCTCCTATGAGAAGTGCAGAAGAATTTTTAGCAGGAACAAATAAGGAAAATATTGATAAATTTTATGCAAGTACCGTTTGAAAAAATAGTTAGGTTTGGTCAGCGTACAATGTTACAAGACCCACTATTTTCTGTCAGTTGGATACTTGGAAGATTTTGTAACTATAAATGCAGCTATTGTTGGCCTTATGCAAATAGCAACACACCTGATTATCAACCGTTGGAAGTTTACAAACACGCAGTAGATCAAATAAAATTACAAGCTAGACAAAACAAATTTAATAAATTTCATTGGTCATTTAGCGGAGGGGAACCCACTGCTTACAAACATTTACTTGAATTACTTAAACACCTTGAAGATGGAATAACACCTTATCAAAGTATTCACATGACCACTAATTTAAGTCCTAGTAAAAAGTGGTGGGGTAATTGGGGAGTAGCAACTGAATTATTTCAACGCAAATCAATAACGGCAAGTTATCATAGCGAGTTTGCAAACGAAATTGAATTTGCAGAAAAGTGTTTGTTTCTAATGGCTGAAAACGTTTACGTGACTATAAATCAAGTAATGGTACCAAATCAATTTTATGAATTATATGATAGATGTAAAAGATTTGCTGATCAAGGCATAAACGTTACTCTTAAACCACAAAGTAATGAGTCTGCGAGTGCAATTGTAGATGGTTACACAGAAGAAATGATTGAAATCATGCAAACAGGATTTCCACAAAAAGCATATGAAACTGAACTATATCAAATAGGATTGTACGATAAATTTGATAACGAATATTTGTTTGACCAAGCAGAAAGATTTAACGCATTTGGTTTTAATCAATTTACCAATTGGCATTGTAATAGCGGATATCAAAGTGTTATAATTAGAGGATCAGAAGTGAAGCGCGGTTATAGTTGTAATGAAAAACCCTTAGGCACTTTAGAAAAAGGATTTAGTTTGTTTACAAAACCAGTATTGTGTATAACAAATAGATGTGTAAGTAGTGCTGATAGCAAAATACCAAAATGCAAATTGATTTAGAACATATTATGTACTGGATGGATGCTATTCGTAATAGCGGAGATCCTAAACGTACATTAGAAAGTTTTTGGAAAGGTCAGATTCGTAGTAAAGAATGGCTTATCAAAGAATTAGGTGTGTTTGTCGGTAAACCAGTAAGTATTGATATATATGGTGGATGGAATGGTGTTTTAGCAAGTATGTTATTTCATGCTCCATATCCAGTTAAGTCTATTCGTAGTATTGACATTGATCCCAAATGTGAGGAAATTGCAAATACGATGAATAAAATTGAACACATGGCAGGAAGATTTAAGGCTGTTACAGCAGATATGTGTGATTTACGAAGCGATGCGGATGTTGCAATAAACACAAGTTGCGAACACATTACACAGGATCAATATGAACAATGGCTTACTTGTTTACCGGTTAATAGCTTAATTGTATTACAAAGCAATAATTATAATATTCATGAACACATTAGGACTGCTGACAGTATAGAAGAATTTATTGAACAAAGTAAAATAAAGGTTTTATTTTCAGGAATTTTGAGTTTACCTTTATACGATAGATATATGATCATTGGTAAAAATGTATCCTAGCACTATTGATGCTATTCATATTGAGTTGACAGATAAATGTCAAGCTGCTTGCCCTATGTGTGCAAGAAATTATAACGGTGGTATCGAACGCCCATTCATAAAAAATAAAGAAATTTATTTTACTGATTTTAAAAAATGGTTTCCGAAAAGTTTTTTACAAAATATAAACAATTTTTATAGTTGCGGAAATTATGGAGACCCTGTATTTGCTAGAGATTGTTTTGAAATCTACTCATATGTTCGTGAGATAAGTCCAAATGCAAGATTAGCTATTCATACAAATGGAAGTTTAAGAAATCAGTCTTGGTGGGAAAATTTAGCAAAAGTAATGGGTAACAACGGCGAAGTTATATTTGCTGTAGATGGTTTTAAAGGTAAGCATGAATTATATAGAAGAAATACAAGTTTTGAAAAAATTATAGAAAATATAACAACATATGTTAACAGTGGTGGTACCGCAAGGGTAGATAGTTTAGTATTTTCTCACAATGAAGATGATGTAGAGGAGTTAAAAAATTTTTTGTTAAATTTAGGTGTTAAGTCAGTAAATTTTAAAGGAACAAAAAGATTCTATAATCTTGATATGTTACCAGTGTATAACAATAAGAATGAATTAGAATACAACTTATACCCAACAACAAAATTAGAATTTAAACCTGAGGTTAAAATTCCAATGGAAAAATTTTTGTCTAACAAATTTTTAGAAAATGTGTTAGAAAATGCAACAGTTATTCCTCAGTGTGTTGAAAAAAGAGAAATTTTTGTCGATCCCCAAGGCAATGTATTTCCTTGTTGTTATGTTGGCTCTGATTATGTTGAAGAACCTTTAGAAGAAAAAATTATCTTACATAAGTTAAGAAATATTAGCGTACTTGATACAAAAAAGATGTTGCAAGATATAGGTGTGCCGAATCTTAATTTATCAAATATAGTTGAAATTCTTGAGCAAAATATATGGACAGACATTAATAACTATTGGCAAGGAAAAAATAAATGCATGACATGTGTAAAAAATTGTTCTACTCAATTGTATTCCTAAACTTTAATAGTTTAAATTTAGCAAACAACAAGGCATACCAATAACCCACATCAAATTCATACCATTTTTCTCTAAAGTTATATGAATTAGGATCTACGTGATGATTACTGTGTAACTCTTCTCCGCACAAATAAATCCCAATTGGTATTACGTTAACAGATTGATCGGGATATTTTCTTTTTAAGTTATAATAGAATCCATACTTATGAATTAACCAAGATGCGACCCAGGGGACTAAAATAAACGATGTGAATAGTTGCAAAATTAATCCAATGGTAAGTCCTAACCAACCAAAAAGTAAAAAATATATACACAACATTACAACTAAACCGCCATATCTAAACTTATTGTAAATCGTGTTTTGCAAATAATCATCAAAACTTGTAATGTCAGGAGCTAATTTCTGCAGATCGTCATTTGTTACTTTTGCATAAAAAGGATTATACTTTTCAAAGTATATACCTAAGACTGGTACATGGTACGGGCTATGGCTATCGTTTTCAGTATCACTATACTTATGATGATTTCTATGTGTTCCGACTGCCACTTTTAACCAATTAGGAAAACTTGTCCAACCTAAAGTATAAAATACAAATCTTCCTACATGATCAAATG